GGACGTCCCATTCATATGAACTGAGATCTTTGTTATCAATGTCGTTGACCAGTTGCACATATGCTGCGCCTTGTAGCCAGCCTTCCTGTTTCAAGAATTCTGTGATGTATGCGGTAAATGTCTCGCGCTTATCATCTACATTAACATCGAGAACCCTACAAAACTCATTAAACGAATCAGGGTCATACATCAGCGCCGATTCTCCTATTTCTGGGTGTTCTAAATTAAGATCACAGCCAAAAATCAGATTATCTCCTTCATAATTAATAAAAGCGTTGTCGACGAGGAAAATATCACCAAAAATATCAGTTATATAATCAAAAGCGTGCATAGCAGTCGGATATGAGTTTGGAGTTTTAACAAAGTCATCCTTAGAGATGGGAATACGAGCAACTGCTCTAGCAGCGATATATAAACCGCCATCTCCATCGTCTTCGACGTCTCCTTCTACTCTCACAATAGCATAACGCTGGTTCCATTCGTCTTGGGCTGCTTCGACCTCTTGTTCCCATCTTCCGGCCAGACCAGAAAGAGCGTTTGCATCCAGCGTATTTTCGGTGTCGGCATTTTGTTTCATAGAACCAACAAAGTCATCAAAGTGACTTATTCCCAATAATTTAGACATCAAAGCTCGTCTTCCGGCCGGATTGGGAGTATCTTCATATGATCCGCCAAAAATCATAAATCTACTCAAATCAACCTTGCCATCTTCTTTTGGCATGCTTTCTATGACTTCTTGTTGGTTTTCTCGCGCCCATGCGGTCACTCTGTCCATAAAACCGGGTATATTTGCCCCGTAGACGCGTTTTTCGGGCATTGCTACCTCTGTACCTTCATCATAGCGCTTGGGGCTGTCAGTGTCGTAATAACGCACCTGACGGAGCCTGCCGCGGCTTACTGGCTCCAAAACACCCGAATCGTAGGCTCTTTCGCCGTCATAGAAGACTTCTCCCGTCTGTAAATCGTCTTCTGCCTCTTGTAAGTCCTTTGCACCGGTCGCTTCGAGTATTTCTTCGGTTTTAACGACATATGCGACGGCTCCATGGCCATGAGCTTCAGCTACAGCGCATTTATAGTAATTTCCTTGGGTAGATCCGCGACTTGGGGGGCTATGGCAAGAGGTAATCTCGTCAAAATCACTCATTCTCATCACATCAATCGGAGATCGGGTCAAAATGATGGAATATGTGTCATCATCTAGCTTATTTATCTCTTTTTTGATATATCCGGCATTTGTTTGCCAATATTTCGCCATTTTAGTTACTAAATTAGTCAAAGCGTAGCCTGCAGGCCCAGCAACGCCCGGATTTGGGATATATAAGCTGATTTGAGTATTTATTCGGTTATAATCTTCGTGTTCTTTTTCATCAAGCGCCGCTTTGACCATTTTCCCGCTTACTTTCCATGGAACGTCTATTTTGCCGTGTGCACCGATATAATTCATCTTATCCATGTGATCATACACTTTTTGATACAAAATATCCCTTTTTGAACTCAATTCTGCCACTTTTGCGAAGAATTTGCCGACTTTCATCTGAATTTTCTTCATTTTGGGCTGACCTGCGGGACCACCCATCAGCTGGTTCACCAGATCCTCAGCACTGGGACCGATTTCGCGCGCGGCTGAGACTAATCCTTTTTCCCAATCTACGTCAAAATCTTGCTTTTTGAAGAATTCTCCGAACTTTCCAAGCTCCGTAGAGTTATTCATGGTCGGAAAATTAATAATAAGTCGCATTTTGCCGGCAAATAGCTTATTAAACGCCAATTCGTCGGGGCTTAGGTCTTCTAAGACGTCTTTTACTATCTCATACTCGCTTTCATCGAGTTCCCGAAGCAATTTTTCGGGTTTTTGTTCGGAAATATCGAAATTTTCCAATAATTGTGCTGTTTTTAACAGAATTTCTTCATCATTTAACATTTTTTGACATCTCTAAAGCTTTCTCCAATAAATAGATCGGAATTTCACTATTCTCTATGTCTTTTATATCATTAATTGTTGCCCATTTATAGGCATCATGCTCAATTATGCCACTTTCTGGGTTTGGTATGCTGACATCTACCTCACCATACCACTTATGAGTTAAAAAATAATACTTTTTTGGTTTAGGTTCACCCAAATATGTCAAATCTTCCGGAAGACACACCAGATCTGTCTCCTCTTCAAGTTCTCTTAAGGCACCTTGTTCAATAGAGTTGTCTTTTTCGTCAATATGTCCACCCGGAATAGTCCACTGACCTGCGCGTTGATCGGTTTCCGATCTTCTTATTATTAAAAACTCCCCTTTGTCATTTAAACAAGCGACTACGCCGGCCTCTACATCTTCGTCTTCTTTGAGAAACTTCTCCCAAGCGCTTTTCATCTGCATGCTTTTGGTTTCTTTCCTTTGAAACCATTGCAAAATGGCTTGATAGCTTTCTGCATATCTAATTGGTGAATTGGAACAACCCAGATCATATTCTCTTGAACTTGGATATTAGGATGGTATTCTACATCGACTCCATAAAGTACACCTACTTGTTGGCCTTTAGAATTATAAATAACAGAACCAGAACAACCAAACCATCCATAAGTTTGTAATATGATGTGTCTGTCACCAATGCGTCCGGAGTTTTCATAGCCAGCCACTCGGCCATTAAATGACATGAGTTTGTGACTAGATGGAAATCCAGAGTAATATACATCAGTACCAACTCCGGCAGTATCTTCAAGCGGGTTGTATTTCATTGGCTCGATAGTCAAAAATTCATAACTAAAATACAATACTGCTATATCATCTGTTTCGTCTGAGTATATCAATGTTGCCATCCGGCTTTCGTTTCCATGAGAAACAAGATAGGACGTCCCTAGAGGCCCGTCAGCGACATGTTGAGCGGTTATAACTATATTTATATCCTTATATATTACATAAGAGCCCGAGCCGTGCCCCCCTGTAAATGGTTTTGTAACTTTTACAGAAGCGTCTCTGACCTTCTTCTCGACATTGAGCATTGAACTGCTCACCGACTCGGCGGGTGCTGCTATTGTTTTTGCGCCGGCTGTGGCTGTGGCCGGCCAAATTAAAAATAGCGCTGTCATCAGCAATGTTAGGTATCTCACTTATTTATCCTCCAGTGTAATTAGGACCTTTCCTATCGTTCTACAATAAAATGCACCAGAAGTAAAGAAATGTTGACTAAGCTTAATATTTGCAAGCCGCTTAGTCCCTCAAACACAGCATAACTAAAAACAAAAAGATTGATGACAATACCCCACATACACAGCGCGTCCAAGATTTTTTTGAACTTCTTCATGCGGCCGGCCCCCTATTAATATATAGGGTCCTAAGTTTTTGATACGATTTCTAGACTATTAATTTGATATTCTATTACTTTTTTATTTTCGAAAACATATACAGGAACAAAGGGAAACATAAGTTCTTGACCCACGCGCGGCGTCTCAGTCACCATTCCCAAAAATTTCTCATCCCTCTCAAGAGCATAAGGATATACCCACACCAAATCGCCGCAACAGAAGCAAGTATGCCAAGTCGCGCCCGACATTTTGATTTCCGTAAATCGCGAATTTTTTTCTTTCATTTTTTAATTTTTTCCTAAAATTTTTATTCTTTAAATACGTAATCAGGCACATAGTATTCGCCATCTTTATTATATAACTCAACGGTTCCAACCACAATTGATAGTTTTAAGCCTTCTTCTTCCAAGAAAGCGGGACACCCGTGGGTGATTTCCTCATCATGCTTAAACCAGTTGATTTCCCATACATATATATCATCCTCGATTATGTCAATATAACGCTTACGTTTAACCAAGAACCCCCTACTATTGAGAGTATGGTCGATAATCATATCACCAGCGCTTAACTTAACATCTTCCGTTTGCAATTGCAAGTTTTTTTTAAATTTCGACATCATTGGACTCATCGTCGACAATAGCCCACCGGCCGCTATTTAAGAGCCCTAAGACCCCAAACTCAGTAAACGGCACCAATCGGTTTGTGGAATCAGTTGACGGGCCTGACCACATGATCTCCCAAGCCCATATAGGTAATTCCTCTCGCCACTCTTTCATCACATTATATCGTTGAGCAAAAATGCCGACGTCGCCACTTAGTACGTCTTGCACCATTATCCCAACAGTAAGATCGTCTTCAGTCCATGGCTGATTATCGTAAGTGCGCATCAAAGTAAATAGCTTTTCGTAAGTCAAATAATTGATGTCTCTCGGCCTTAGCGTTGCATGCGCGCACAATAATGTGGGTATTTTGTAAAGTACTATTCGAAGCACCATTAATTTCACATCTTTTTATTGGCTTCAGAAGATCAGTTTTAGAAATCAAAACAACTTTGTGGAGTTCCTCTACAATTGGATTAATAGGTGGCGTAGCATCGACAGTGTATGTCAACGGAAAAAAAGATAAAAACAAAAGTGTATTTACAAAAAGAATCATGTGGATTTCCTTGGCGATTAAACTTTAATACGGTCTATCATATAGGGGTGCTTAAGTGACATGTCCCTATACAGAGCTTTGAGTACTTTTTTAGCAATGTCCGCAACTTCTTGTTTGGTTGCGGATCTTTTTAGGGCTTTGCCGATTTCGTCTTCCACCATATCTTTGACATTTTGACTTTTTAACTTCTTATCAAGCTCTTTGTTGATAAGCTGTCGAATTTCCGCCTTGTCATCCCGCGTCAGTTCCTCGACGATCAGCGTATATATTTGTTCATTAGATAAAGACATAGTTTAATACCCACTATAAATAGGCTACTATTACAAAGAAACCAATTTTAAATGCTCAACAGGCTCGTTAGATATTTTAGCTAATTTAAACCAATACACTGTATACATATCGTACCGGTACATCATCCCATCCCTATAACACGACAACACCACCCCTATCGCCCCATGGCGCTCGTCCATCATAACAAAGTCTGGTGTATAATTGAACCCATCAAAAGCCACCAAACTCCCTACTTTAAAAACCAGTGGTTCGTTCTTTGACTCGTTGGTACCACTACCATCGCCCATATCTTTAACTAGATTTAAATTTGTTTAATCTGCTTATTGTGTGCACCCAATCCCGGGTCACATCTGAAAGGCCTTTTTTGATCCACCATATGCGCGCCATGTTCATCTGTACATCTTCTTTCCCTCTCCCGTCGAATAGCTCTAAGACCACCGCCACTCCGCCATGGCATGTGCATGTCACTAGATCTCCGACCTTAAGCTTATGCTTAGGTGGTTTCTCGAAAAAAGCCTTCACCCTCTCTTTGTATCCCACATAAATACATAGTGTCTAATCTGAGTAAATTTTTGGGGCGGTTTTTTAGGCGTTCAAGATCTGGGATTTTTGCAGCGGTATTGAAAACAGACTTAGTACCATGTCAGGGATAT